TCCCACATACTCCCCTCCATTGTTACTTTCACTTCGCTTGTCATTTTAATGTTGATTGCTCGCGCTTTTATTCCTTTGATACTTTTACTCTTTTTACTAATACTTAACTTCAATTTTCTTGACGGGGGGACTTCCCCCCAGCCCCCTTCCATATGTCTTACTACCGATTTCGGGTTCTAAAAAAAAACAGGTTTTTTTCACATCCAGAACTACCAACTGGATCTTCGTTGTGACTGAGCGTTCTCATCTACCTGATCTGACACTAAACTAGCAAATAGACAACCTAAAAAGCACCCCAACACACCTACGAGGCAGTACATGATTTTTGATTCCGTACTGCGCTTGTCACATGCCTTCAATTTTCCAGTAGGCTATGCACCGAAATAGTAAGCAGCTATAAAGCCTATGAAAAACGTTGGTATTGTAAGATGCAACTCTGCCATTAGCGCAAGGAGGAAAGTGAAAAGACCTGCTGCTATAGACTGTTTGACTCGTATCTCCTCAACCTTTGGTCTATCCCTCATAATTGGATCAATAAACGTATAGTAAGCAATGAACATAGAAATGCCGATAACGCCGACTTGCCATGTAGGATTTTCCAGTATCTCTGAGACAATTTTTCGTCTATCAGAAATGAAAAATATTGTAATACCAATCATTACAAACATGAATATCAAGTTGTCGAGCCTTTCTCTCTGTTGATTCATATAAACTATACCAAGAAGATACCTTATACACAAGGTGTGTCTAACTCCTCAATATGACGACCAATTGACTCATGTAACTCTATATCACGTTTTATTACTTCCCTTTTTGTACACATCAAAAGCAACGATCCGGAACAATGGTTTGCCAACTGGAAGATCTTGAGTATTCCCCCTGTGGTTCCTATCATACCAACATAACTGTGATCACCACTTGATGTGATCTTATAGAACCAATAATCTGCCAGTGCAGCACAGAAAAGGGCGTTAGTTGCTACCAATACACATCTAAATCTCTCTTCGAATCTTTCCTTAGCTGTATCAGAAATCATAACAAGTTCTTCATTTCTATCAGCAACAAACAAATCTTCGTAGTACATAGGCCTCGAGTTTGTGAACAGAACCAATATAGGGAAGTTTATAAACAATACTAGAGCTGAAAGGAAAACTACAGCGGGTGTGTAATAAAACGTTTGAACATCTGGACTTAACAATGCCATCGAAGAGAGAACAAAGGGCAACGTAAGTCTTTTCACCTTAAACGTGCAACATCTTGTAGTCAACGTCCGATTACAACATGAGGTGCTTTTGGATACATTTAGCGAAGACGGAGTGCGCGGGATGTCCATTTGAACAATATTCAGCGTTATTATCCAGTGTGTGAACGCGCTCACAGATGTAGAAATATAATCTAATCATAATACGCCACAGCTGGTTGCGAGTAACCCTAATTGTGGGGGTGAAATTGAAGTTCGATTCTTCTGTTTGGCATTGTTACTGTTAACAATGTCAATCTCGAAATAACATCTCCCTTATGAATGTCACTCTGATCGCGCTAGACATATCAGACATCGATGGACACGATATGCATCCACAAATCATAGATACCAATGATATCAGGCTAACTAAGTACATCATCATATAACAACCGTTATTGGTGGTACACACCTCTACAAGTGCTGCTACGATAAGATCGTCCGAAAAGTCATCTGCAGCAACGGGTTCCAGAGACGTCATAAGTGGTTGGGCTTTACGGTTTAGTGTTCTTATAAAGACTATGGATACGACACATCAGGTTCAGTTTTCCGAAGATTGTTCACAAATCACATAAGTTTTCGAACGCACGAGCATATAAAAAGAACTATAAGTTAGCCAGCTAGCTGCGATTATGCGTCAGCTGTGGTTTCGTTTGTCTTTTTGGCCTTCTTGCTACGCTTGTTCGGGAAGTGTCGGTTCATGTATTTCTGGAGATTGAAGTATGTAACATCATCCTCCTCCTTTGTGCCAAGGAGAACTTTCAGTTTCTCGTCAGGATTAATCTTCTTGGACTGTCCTAGACCGTTCTCCTTGATGTAACCAATAATGTATTGGGTTACCTCTGTTCTGGCTACCTCTGAACCGTCCTCTTTACCCATGAACTGGCAGAGCTCAGAAGAGATCTTGGACGGTGTCGCGAATCCAGATGGCTTCCTGTTGCCCTTGTTGCGGCTCTTATCGGCCAAGCGTTTGAGTGCGCGCATTTCTTTCTTGACGTTTTTCTCGGCTGCCTTGATTTGCGTATTCATGGCAGCAATTTGGCTTCTGAATGTGGCTAGTGTCTTCTCTAAGTTACGGAATTGAGTCTCGATCATGTCTTCCTCGGGGGTTTCACTTACTACGCTGTTACTGCTGCTGTTGCTCATCTTATCTACATATATGTAAACGATTGTCTTTAAGCTCGTTTACATAGTATTACTCTATCTAGATAGTTGTAAGTCTAAAGGATGACGCTATCTTCGCCGGACTCTTTCGACATATCAACGTTCTTTCCTCCTTTAACCAACTTCCATTCAGCACTGCCTACTTGGACCTTGTTTGTGCGTGGACCACCGCCACGGTAACGAGGTCTTGACTCCTTTGTCTCCGAAGATTCTTCCTCGGCACGGCGCTTGTTACGAAGTTCATATGCTAGCTCCATCTGGCAAGGGCCAGTTACATCTACCGCTGTAGACAATGCAGCATCTGATGCTGCCAAAGCAAACTCTACATACTCGTCTTGGACGAGGTAACGGAAATGGCTGCTTCTCCCAGGGAGCTCAGAATGATGGACGAAAACATCCTCCCACTCATCTGATGAGTTCTTGTAGGTTAGGAAACCGTATCCTTTCTGGTTATTGAACCACTTAACGCGGCCAATTTGGCGTGTAGCTTGCTTTCCTGAGGACTCTGTGTCTGTCATGGTATACAAGAGATAATCTTCAAAGCTTTAAGCTATTTACACTCATCTAAATGTCATCTAATGCACTCCGTCCCAGTCGTAGACATTACTCGTCCCGTATCCATGATGTTTATAGAGATTCCCAAGTATGTTTCGCAAATACTGATAATCGGGATCTTCCTCAAAATCTAGAGATCTGCAATAATTTACAAACAGTATTAGCTCTCCCGGAATGCTAATACACTGGTCCCATAGTGATTTGTTCATTTTCTCTCTTCCGATCAATTCGTATCTCTTCGCTTTATCACTACACCTGATAGCCTGCCATGGTAAGTTACCGCTTAATAGGTAAATGAGTACATACCCAATAGATTCTAGATCGTCCCTCCGGCTTGGAGTCAGGCCTAAATGAACGTTTATGCTCGCGTATCTTGCAGTACCAGTTAAACGTCTCCCTTCATCCATTCCTATGTGTCTCTCTTTCTTGTTTACGAAACGCTTTGCCAGACCGAAATCAATCAAGTATATCAAGTTGTCATTCCCCACCAAGAAGTTATCAGGTTTGATGTCTCTATGTATAACACCACAATTATGAACTGCCTCGATGCGTTTTATCATAGTCAGTCCTAAAGCTAAAACTGTTCGTAGAGTGAAGGTTCCACCACAGGCAACTCGCTGCTCTTCTAACGACTTGCCTAGCTTGTCAATTACCATGTAGTTAAACTGTCCTTCTTTACCAAATGATCTCAGCTTCGGTACACCATGGACCTCTTCCAGTAACTTATAAATCTTCGACTCGTTACTAAGAAGTGAAGAGTCATCTGCCTTCTCAATCTTGACAGCTATCACCTCCTCTGTTTGGATGTTCGTGCCAGAAAAGATCTTTCCGAATGAGCCTTCGCCGATTTTTGCATCAATCCTATATTTTCTCTCTACTATAAGACTCATCAGCTGAGTATCTTCTTCCAACATCTTTATACTAAGTTTGTGAACTGATTATATGATTTACCCGCATTAACTAAGAAAATTGACCCTTTTAATCAACAAAGGCCATAGTCACAAACAACAACCATGGTATATATCGCTGATTCTACGTTCACTGATACGAATTATAACGACCAATTCGCTGCTGCTGCAAGTTTCGAATTAGGTGACTTCCAAAAATGGGCTGTCAAAGGAATATATGACGGTAGCAACGTCCTTGTAACTGCCCACACAGGCTCTGGTAAGACATTGCCCGCCGAGTACATGATAAAGTACCACACAACCTTAGCAGACGCAGAGGGCAGAGAGAGAAAAAGAGTTATTTACACAACCCCTATCAAGGCACTATCAAATCAGAAGCTTCACGACCTACGCATTAAGTTCCCTGACATCACATTCGGACTACTTACAGGCGATTGCAGAGACAATCCTGAAGCAGACGTTCTAGTCATGACTACAGAGATCCTCAGAAACACACTGTTCAATAAAAGAGTCGGACAGACTTCTCGATTCACAAATATGCCATTATCATTCGACATGGATATCGACAGAGAGTTAGGTGGTGTCGTCTTCGACGAAGTGCACTACATCAATGATGCAGACCGAGGTGGGGTATGGGAACAAAGCATATTATTACTTCCGGCTAGTGTACAGATGCTCATGCTTTCAGCCACAATTGATTCGCCTGAAAAGTTCGCAAAATGGATAGAAGAAGAAAAACACAAACAAGCTGTGAAAGAAAACACCCCTCCAAAACAAATGATTCTTGCTCCTACATACCATCGCGTTGTCCCCCTAACACACTATATGTGGCTATCTGTTCCACAAGGAGCAAAAAAGAAGGTAACCAAAGTTGAAGCTAGTCAATTAGCTGCAGTAGGAAACAGACAGCTTGTTATAAAGACCAGTAAAGGCTCTTTCGAAACCGATTCCTACAAAAAAGTGAAGGATGCAAGAAAAATCATGTGGGATAATCGTGTTAAAGTGCATCGCTCATATGTGCTTAACGGACTAGTTAGACATCTTAAGGAAAACGGTATGCTTCCTGCACTCTGCTTCATCTTCTCAAGAAAACAAGTCGAACTCGCAGCAAAGTCCATAGAGATATCACTATACGAAGAAGGCGAGGTTCATAGCTCTATTGTAGAGAAAGAATGCAGGAAAATCATCGCAAGCAAGTTCCCTAACGTAAATGAGTACCTTCAGTTGCCTGAATATATAAGTATGATCGAGCTTCTCCAGAAAGGCATCGCGGTTCACCATGCTGGCATACTCCCGGTGATTCGCGAAATGGTTGAACTTCTATTCGAGCGCGGTTTCGTAAGACTTCTCTTTGCAACCGAGACGTTCGCAGTAGGCATCAACATGCCGACAAAAACCGTGATATTCACAGAGCTTCAAAAGTTCGACGGAAAAGGCAAACGTCCGCTATTGCCACACGAATACACCCAAATGGCAGGTAGAGCCGGTCGCCGAGGATTAGATACAGTAGGACATGTGATACATTGCAGCAATCTCTTCGACGCTGGTACTGACTCAGAATACAAGTCGATCTTATGTGGCAATCCACAGACACTCGTTTCAAAGTTCAAAATCTCTTACGGTCTAGCTCTCAGTGTTATGGCAACAGGAGCAAGTGACTTCTCGAAAGTCCAAGACTTCGTCGATCAGAGTCTAGTCAGTAGAGAAATCGCGGGCGAAGTCAAACACTATGACGCTGCAATCGTAGAGGCCACAAGCAAGCTCCAAACTATCGAAAACTCCATTTCATCACACACATTCACACCAAGGGATACCATCGATCAGTATCTAGCTCTTTCCCGCGATCTGGAATCAAGCAAAGGTAAGAAACAAAAGAAAGTTAGACGCGATATGGACATGCTCATGCAAGAGCATAAGCATCTTCAGAAAGATTTAGATGCGAGGAAAAGACTTGAAAACGCGACAGAAGAAGTCCAGAAACTTGAGTCACACAAACATGGGGCTTCTTCATATCTTGCGGGTGAAATAGAGAAGATTGTCTCTATACTCCATAACGACTGTTTCGTAAAAAACGGCGACCGCCTTATCCTTACACGTAAAGGCACCGTCGCTAGTCAGATACAGGAATGCCACCCTCTTGCTACTGCGGATATAGTCATGTCAACTGGAGGGTTCTCTGATTTCACCTCTTCACACTTAGCCGCATTCGCGTCCATATTCGCAAATGTTAGATGCAGCGAAGAAAACGAGACATTGATACCATCGACTGGCATTGCGCACTTAGACAGAGCAGCACTACTATATCGCGAACGATGTCAACACTACATACAGAGGGAGGTTTCCGTCCATACAAACACGGGCGAAACAGCGGACATTACATTCGACCTAATGGAAGCAACTCTGTCGTGGTGCGATCACGCAGACACAGAGGCGAGCTGTAAAAAAATTATTCAGAAACTGCACGAGGAGAAAGGTATCTCATTGGGAGACTTTGTGAAAAGCATGTTGAAAGTAGCCAATGTCTGTAGCGAACTGGGAAATGTTGCACAGATAAACAACGACACCCCGCTTGCATGGAGGCTAGCTAGAGTGCCCGAGCTCGTAATGAAATATGTCGTCACAAATGGATCTCTTTACATATAGATTGCTGGTACTACAAAATTGATTCTAAAAATCTCATACTTTTTTCTGCATCTCAAATACAATGTCAGAAAATAGGTGCCTATACCGACTGTCGACAACTGATGGAGCTATGGAGGAACAGCAAACATGGAATAGAAAGACTGGTCAAGATGGGCAGGTAATAACCGTTAACCTCATCACTATTTACAATAAGGCTTCGTCACTAGTCGAACTACACGACGAAGACATTCCACTTATTGTAGGTGATACAGTGGAAGAATATGTGAATGGGGATACGTATGGTCTAGAATTGGAAAGAGCCGGAGATATCGCATCTCGGTGGGTCGAAATAGATGGTAACAGACT